CAACCACAAATTATAATAATCCAGAAATTATTAAAGATAAAGAAAAATTAAGTAAATCAAACATTAACTATAAACCAGCTCCTGACTTAAAACAAAATCCTAAAACAGCTGGTATTGATGGTGGTTCTCCATCTTTTAATTTTAGTGCTGGAAATAAACAGACCAGTATTAACACAAGCAATCAACAAGTTGCAATTAATACTGGTCGTATTATTGATCCTCAAGATAATTTTGGATGGAGTGTTGGTTAATCTTGCTTTGCTAGCTTAGAGAAATAAGATAAAGTATCCTCATCATCACTACTCATATCTTCAGCAGTAACTGGCTCAACAGCCGGCTCAGGATTATTTAACTTAATTTCTTCTCTTACAGTGTAAGCACCAGCGGTAGCTTGTTCTCCTAATACTCTCATAAGTTTCGCTTTAAGCTCATCATATGATTTATAGTTCTTAGGATTAGTAAATTCAGATAAGTCATGTAGATTACTATAAACTTTTTCTAATTGAGCTTCATCTGCACTTAGTAATGGTGCTGGAGAAGCAAATTCGGATTTGTCATAGTTTCTATAACCTTCGACATTTCTGATCTTAAGTTTAAAATCAGCACCTTCCCAAAAGTCAAATGGATCTATTGGTGTTTCATCTGCGAATGCAGGATTCATAAGATCATAAATCTTATCAAAGATTTTCTTACCAAACTTAAATAAGAATACTTTACCTTCATTTTGAGGTGCAGATGGATCACTAACTACATAGATATTAGTTACATAATGCAATCTTCTCTTTTGAGTTCTTGCTCTATCTTTATCAGACTCAATACCTGAATTCCAAAGTCTAGAGTTAAGTTCACCAACTGGATCTGGTTGACCAATTGAAGTCAATGAGTTTTCAATATACCATTGACCAGTAGGGCCTTTAAAACCGTGATCCCAATATCTTACAAATGGAAGATTTTCTTCTGTACCAGGAAGGAATCTGATAACAGCATAACCATTACCTGCTTTATCAACAGTTGGTTTCCATATTCTATCATCAACGTATGATTTAGTTTCACCAGTATTAGTGGCTTCTGCTGCTTTGATGATTTTACTGATATTAGAACCGCGATTGCGTTTAAGTGTTTCAAATGACATTGTATTGTCTCCTTATTGCTGAAATATTAACTGAAATATAGTAGTATATATACAGTGTTTAGTTAAAGAACGATGAATCAATAGAATTTTTCTTTGGTAAAAAATTAAGATCCATCGCTTCTGCTTCAAGCTTATCTTTTATAACTGGTGATATAAATTTTTTAATGTCTTCGACTTCTATATCATTAGTTTCACAAACCTTCAGTATTGCATCCATATATGGAATCTTGAGATCTGCTACGGTGCTTTCGATAAGCTTAGTAAATTTAGACTTCGTTAAGAATTGTTCTTCTATTTTCATTTGTCTAAAATCCTTAGTAATATTGTATCTTTGTTAATTCGTCCGTTTGGTACTTTTGTTTTTGTTTTAAGCGTTTGCCAAGCGTCATTAATTTGCTTTGGTGTTTTCTGTAAAACAATTGGTAAGAAATCAAGTGGTTTACGTAGGCATACAGTTCTACTTAAATCTTTTGAAATATTCTTAATAGTTGAACCAGATATTTCAAATCCATTAGGACTTTCAGTGACATACTCAATAATCATTTTACTTTTAGTATTAAATGCATATAACCGAGTCTTTGTTGGTATTTGAATTGGATTGATTGATACGATTTTAAAATCATTATCTTCTTTTTTGTATTGCACTTTAGAAACCTGCTTATCAATAGATTTTGGTCTTTTGATTTTAATATTTCTTGAAGCTTTAGTCGCTGATCTTATTCTTTCAAGATCTTCTAGCATTGCTTCACATACTTTAATTCTGTGATTGAGGGCTGACCGTTTAAGGTGGGAGTAACCTTCGACAGCTTGATCACATCTCTTATGAAATGCGTCTTCATAATCAAGAAGCCAGCCCTCAATCATTGGCTTAACATGACTTATGGCAGTGTTTGTTAAGCCGTGGAACTTGAACCTATCGTATATGTTAATTGTGGCATCTTCACCGTCGATCCACTTGTCTTCTAGTTCAAGTAATTCTTGCATAATGGTATTATTAATCTTACGTGTTAATTTTTCTTGTGGTGATATAGTAATTACATTATTTTGAGCTTTTCTTTCTCGTTGTTTTTCTTCATATAAAATTTTGCCTTCATCAATTAAGGGAATCATTTTATCGAATAAATGATTTAGAAATCCTTTAGCAGTATTATTATCTGCATCATTACTTTTATTTAAGTCGTTATTATACCAGAATGCTGTAGCTGCATGATGTGTCATTGTAAATTTATATTCTGGATTTGTTAAAATATATTTTGATGCAGCTGGAAAGTTTTTCTTAACCCAAGTTTTCATTTGGCTAATGCAATCTTTTTTATCAACGTGTAAATGAAAATAATCTTTTACTGCGTTAAAACCTTTTTCAATTGGTACACCGGCAAGACCTGTACGAGATCGAGCTCTTGATGTTTTCTTTTTTAGTTTTTTACCTTTTAATGCTTGTAATCCCATATTAAACTCCCATTTATATGTTATTTGTGTTAATGTAGTGTTGAGTTGCGCTAATAACCATATTTGGATATTCACCAAGATATGTGCCAGCTTTTAGCATTTCCTTTGTTACTAAGTGTTTATGCATGTGCTCTATGTTATCATAGTTAGCAAGTATGTCTTTACCTAACTGGTCAAACTCATGATCTTCTATAAGAGGCTTATCAAGCTCATAATAAGCATAAGAGCACATTAAATATTTTGCTATAGGATTTTTCATTATGCTATAGCCTTTTGAACTTTCTTTTCATTTTCTAGAAAAGCTTTATCCATCATTGTGACGTCAATGTAATTAGATAAAGTAGAAGCTAGTGTTTCATTTTTACTAACTAGTCTTTCAGCGAATAAAAGTTTTTGACCGTGATTCAGTGATTCTATTTGTTTGATGATTGTATCGAAATTTGCCATAATATAAAAACTCCCTTTTTAATTTTATAGTTATATTCTACCATAGTTTTGAGCAAATGTAAAGGAAAAAATGCATAATTTGTAAATTAATTTCTCCTCATAGTTGAATACTCTTTTGCATCAGTATTCTTATTTACTGGTACCATATTTGATTTATGCATAGTAGCGATACCAGTAATGAATGTACCAGTGTATGCATTAGATTTAGACTTACCAACGATACGACCTACACGATCACTTGTTGGTAGAGAACGTGAAAGCTCTTTATAATTAGGAGCTTTGATTCCTGAATTTTTACTTTTATTCTTAAGTTGATCTGGATGAACACCTCTATCTTTTAGCCATTTATCATGTTCAGCCGCAGCTTTCTGCCAACCTGGTTTACGAAAAGGCTTCTTCTTTTTAGAACTATTATTGTTGTAGTAAGCCGGCAATAGATGCATTGTCATTATTAATTGCTCCAAATAGTTTTGTTAAATCAATGTATCCATAGTTGACTGCAAAGATGATTGCAACTACAATCATAATCAAAACAGCATGACGAAAAAACCAGCCAACTATGGAAAAGAAGACGCCTACAATCAATGCTCCAGCTACTGCGAAGAAGAGGAGTTGAAAAAATAGTGGAAGCATTGATTGTATCTCTGATGGGCTAGGCATATGCCACTCTCCAATTCTGTTAAAATTCTTTGGAGGGGCTCTCTAACACATCCTTATCTTCCATAGGTATACCCCTCCGCGGAAGATAAGGGGAACGTTTTATACTCCGACTATGGTTCCCTGGGTAGTTCCTTACCTGTAAACCCCGATGTGCTTCTGCTTCTGCCTAATGCAACTTCTCCATCACAACACCTTGTCGGTTGCTTTCGCTATGTCATTGTTTAAACTCCCTTTTCAATTTTATAATATTATTATACACTATTTTTTTGCCTTTGTAAAGGAAAAAATGCATTTAATTTAAAAAAAGTGATTAACATATTAACTATCTTTCCAATTAAAAATATTTTTATTCTTAGCTTCTTCAAGTTCTTCAGTTAACTCTTTAATTCTTTTATATAAAGCATATTTTTCTTTTACTTCTTCTGCAATTTGTTTTTTCAAAAGATCAACTTCATTATAAGTCTTCGTTGTCATTATCTACCTCCATCTCAAAAGTAAATTCTACTGAATCATCACTTTGATCATCTGGTATAAATGTGACTTCATTTTCATTGTTAAATTTTTGCTTAACTGCTTTTTGAAAACTTAGAACATTAGATTGTTTGGACATAAATTCCTCCTTAAATTATAGTATTATTATACCATAAATAAACGGAATTGTACACAAGTTTGTTGTTAACTTGTTAAATGTTTTGCGTGGATTCTACAACCTATAAAATTGTTGTAGTAATCATCTCTAAATAACACATCATTATCAAATTGAAACTTTGCTTCGTAATAAGACATCTCACCTTTTGTTTTACAGAGTTTTAATATTTCTCTGGTAAATCTGTCAGTTCCAAATTCTTCCACAAGTTTGCGTACTTCATTGGACGAACCATAATATTCTCTCCAATCAGATTCGATACGCGTTCGTACTCTTCTCTTACGTGTTTTAGTGATGGGTAAAGTTTTAGGTTTCCAGAAGTTTTTCTTTCCAATGTACTTCTTGCCTGTATCCAACTCTGTGATGACGTAAACAAAACCTTGGTACTCTTCTGGTGTTATTGTAAATTCTTCATTATCAAAAAGCCACATTTATTTTTCGACTTCTTCTGCTTCTACTCTTCTTCCACATATTGGACAAAAAATAGGTTTTTCGTATGATGCTACATATGTTGTTTCATCACACTCTTCGCATTCTATTTCGTAATCCTTCAATGATCTCTCTCTTTCTTTTGTCAGATGCTTTGAACCACTCTGCAATTTCTTGAGTAGTTCTTCCACAACCTATACATGTATCATTTTCGACTTTACAAATTTTCACACAAGGTGAAATAATATTAGAAGTCGATTTCACACGCGCCACCTGCGCATGCGGCTGCAGCGAGTGTATCAACATCTGTGTACTTCTTTTCCTTTATATCTTCTTTCCAATCAATGGTTTTAAGTGTTGATTGTATCTTATTCCATTTATGTAATAAGTAAGCGTCTTTTAAACAGTGTTCTGCTAAAACAGCATCAGATCCTAAGTAGTTATCTGCAAACTTATTGAATCTTCTTATCCAATCATTTTTAAGAGCATTCTCAGAAGATTCTAAAGATATATCATCTCCAAAACCTTTTGCTGTTGCGCATGCATCCCATAAGTTATTAAAACATTTAAGAGCATCAACTACCATTCCTGAAGCAAAGACTGCTGCATTACCATATTTCTTAACCATCTTATCTGCTGTAATAACTGCAGTATTAGGTGCTTGGTTATAGTCTTTGTCTCCAGACATTGCTAAGAAAGATATTCCCGCAAATGAATGTCTGTTCTCAAAAACATATTTTTCAACTTCATCCCAGTCATCAACAATAATAGTGTTTGATACATTATGTCTTATACCTTTGTCTGCACAAAGATCTTTATTAGTTCCTGCTTCAACCCAGTGCTTTTGAGCTTTCTTAACAAGTTCTAAATGTTTTATTCCTAATAAATCATCTTTATACATTGAACCCTTATTAGGTAAGATAGGAAATGAAACAACAACATCTGTTCCA